ACTCGTAACGATATGACTGCTATTGAGCATCTAGAACTTTGGTTAGCATATCAGCGTAATTGGTGTGAACACAAGCCGTCAATCACTGTGACTGTAAAGGAACACGAGTGGATGGAGGTTGGTGCATGGGTGTACAAGCATTTTGACGAGATCAGTGGTATTTCGTTTTTGCCACATTCAGATCACTCATATCGTCAAGCACCATACCAAGACTGTACAAAAGAATACTACGAAGCATTCCTTGAGAAGATGCCAAAGGATGTGGACTGGAGTGAACTCACAAAATATGAAAAGGTTGATCAGACAGTAGGAACTCAAACTTTTGCATGTAGTGGTGATAAGTGTGAATTGGTAGATTTAACAACTAGTTAATAAGGAGATATAAAATGGATAGCAACAATTTAGTAATAATGGTAGTATCTGGTTTACTTGGTTTCTTCATGGTTAAGTATTTTCAAATGAAGAAGGAAATTGCAAGAAATGATTTAGATAGAGAGATGGATATGATCTATAGATCAATAGATGATGTTCGCACCAATTTAGAAAAAGATGTAGAAAGACTTACTACAAAAATTGAAAATACAGAAAGTAGCATTTATTCTGAATTAGATAATCGTTATCGTGCATTCTCAAATGCAATTAATGATGCTGATAGACGAATTGATGAAATTGTATATAATAATTCAGATAAAGAACCAACTTTATTTGACAATGTTTCTTGACTTACTAGATACTTATGGTATAGTATAACCAAAGGAGATACACATGCTTAAGTACATTCTCGCACTAATCGTAACACTTTGTCTGACCGCACCTGCTCGTTCACAAGTAGCAGTAGCAGTTGGTGGTGGATGGGGTGGAGTCGCTGTTGGTGTTGGTGGCTACGGTGGTTATGGAGGTGTTTATGCATACTCTGGCGGTTATTATGGTGGTTATTACGGCGGTGGAGTAGTTGCTCCAGTTGGAGGATGGTATCCTTATTATTATTCAAGTCCTCTTTACGCATCACCTGTTCCTATGGTTTATCCCATGCCTCAGGTGGTACAGTCTCCATACACATATGCACCTTGCTATGTTCCGGCGGCTGTTCCTGTTCCGCAGTGCCCACCATGTCCTAAGCGACCTTGCCAGAACTAATACACCCGTGTTGGCGGGGCATTTAAAGATCCAGTCCTTAGGGACTGGATTTTTTTATTTTTATTTTAAAAGTTGTATAAATAATTATGTCATGAAAGGCAGACTACTGAAATTGCTCAGTCTGATCCTTGCGACAAGTACATCTTGCAACAGTATCAGTGTCGATACGAAGCAAGCACAGGAAACCCCCCCACCCTCAATAGCAGACATATTGACACCCATTAGCGAACCGAAGGAGTTTAGAGGGTTCCATGTTATAGAAGAGGGTCAAGATCCCTATCGTTGCGTGGGGCAAGTATTTGATAATAATGATGCATTTGTGGGCAGTGCAGTTCAAATAGATAAAAATCTAGTACTCACTGCGGGACATTGTATAGATGGAACAAATCTGAAATTCTTCAGAGTTGGTGGTCAAGATTATACAATAGTAAAACAAATTCTACATCCAAAATTTAAAATTGGAGAAATAATAATTCATGATATTGGTATTTTAATTTTAGATAGACCAACATGTATTACAGAATTTCCAGTAATTTCATATGATAGAAAGGATCTAACAAGATTTGAAGAACTCACAACTGTTGGGTTTTCACATGAAGTAAAAAAATCAAGTGAACATGGTTCTTTTTATTATTATGGATTAGTATTAGAAGATCCATTTGAATTTAAATTTAATTCTACAAATGGTACACATGTTTGGTTTGGTGATTCTGGTGGTGCAGTTTTTGAAGATAGTGGAAAACTTGCAGGATTAATTTCATCATTCAGAATACAAGATCTAATGATAGTAGAAATGTCTGCAACAAGTCTATTCTTATACAAAGAATGGATAAGCGACACAATAAAAGAGAATCAGGACATCCTAATGAGATTCTAATTATTACATAAATACATGTATGGTAATAGCAGGAATAGATTACTCCCTTTGTGGACCCGCCATCTGTGTTTTCGATGGCGATATTTTTTCATATAAAAATTGTTCATTCTACTATCTCACCGATATAAAAAAATACGCAGATGCCTTTGGTGGTAATGTATTCGGTGAGAGATTCCTAGATTGGAATACAGAACAAGAACGCTATAAGACAATTGCAGATTGGGCAATCGAAATCGTTATGGGTTGCTCACATGTAGCAGTTGAAGGATATGCTTATTCCGCTACTGGTAGAATCTTCCATATAGCAGAAAATACAGGATTGTTAAAGTATAAACTATATGAAATGGGATTACCAACTACAATAATTCCACCAACAGAAGTCAAAAAATATGCTACGGGTAAAGGAAATGCAGACAAGCAAATGATGTATGATTCATTTGTTCAAGACACTGGTGCTGCATTAAGATTAACAATCACACCCGATAAAAAAGAAATTACGAGTCCAGTGTCAGACATCGTGGACTCGTATTTCATTTGTAAGAAGTTATTCGATTCTCTTACTTACCCGCTTGGTCAGTAGAGTTTGAAGAATCAGTAAATTCTTCTTTGCACTTTGACTTGAGATATTGGTTGTATGCCCATACAACTACCAGAAATACAACTGGTAAATACCAAAGAATCCAACCCCAATTACTTGTTAAGTGATCACCATTCAAAATTTCAAAATTTAATTTTTTCATTTGAACATTATCCGCAGTAGTATCTGGGACAATTACTGGACTTGTGTTACAAGCAAAGAGAAATAGTGTTGCTAATAGTGTTAGATATTTCATGATTACTCCTTATGACTTGTTAGAAGCAGCAGCAGATCCAAAATAGAATCCAATGATACTTAATAGAATTTGACGATTTTCAGAAGTGAAGAGATAACCATTTATCTCAACAAAGAATTTTCTTGTTGATTCTGGAATCAAACCAAACAATCCTTCTGGAGTTTTTGCATCTACTTCCACAAAGGTAGGAATACCAAAGAATGGAAGAACGAATGGTGCTAAGAAGGTTGCAAAAAGAACAGAGAGAACTATTATTTGTCTAACTGCTCTGCCCACATCTAGCGGAACTCTTTGTGCTGCCTTGTCTTGGTTCTCAGTTGTTTGCTTATTAGAAGCCATCAACTGATTGAACATTTCTTTCTGATCTTGTGCTTTCTGAGCCATATAACGGAATAGGAATCCCGTTGCGCCACCACCAATCAATGATATTAATTCTGTTGAAATCATTATTTACCCTTTCTTCTATTTCTTAATTGCTTTGATACTTTTGAAATTGGGAATCTTCTTATTACACCTTTGTGTATTGGGAAGATTGGTGCATCAATGCCAGTTGTTGTTCCTGGTCCCATTGCTGCTGATGCTGAAGATAATTGTGTACCTGCAACTCCTTGCATCTCTTCATCTATTCTTTTTAGAATAGCAGTAAGAACCATCATTGCTCTATCATTCAAATCTAATTCATAACCTTCTTTTATAGTTTTTAGTTCTTTGTTCATTGCAAGAGCACGAAGTCTTGCATACAAAATTTGATCAGTTGTGCAGATGTTTATTAGATTTGTAAGAAGATTGATTAGTTCTCTACGGATTCTTGAATTTGCTGATCTGAGAAAGGGATATCGCAAATTGAACATTGTGTATTGTGCTTTTTGAGCATTTTCACCTGCAAGTAAAAGAAGATTATAGAATTTTCGTGGTAGAACCAGAGCACCCTTTTGTTGCTCGATGTCCATTACCTTTTGATCTGCCTTAATTGCTTTTGGTATCATCAGTCTCCACTTCCTGTCTTTTTCTTGTAGCATTTAACTACTGCTGCGCTTGCATATGCAGATGGCCAAACTTTGAATCTTGATTTCACACTTGCTTTACATGCTGCATGTGCTTCTTTATTTCTTGGGTTCCACTTCTCACAAATAAAGTTTGATAGAGCACTTGTGTAGTTTTCTTTTAATTTCTTTCTGCCCTGACAATGTGCTCTTTGTGAGAATCCTTTTGGATTGTTGCAATTTATTGATTTCTTATACTTCATAGACCATTTTTCCATAATTGATTCTTTCAATCCTTTTTGTTTTCCTGGTCTATACTTGCCTTTACTTGCACTCCAAGTCTTACCAGTTTTGTGACTGCTAAACTGTTGACCTTTTTTATGTGCTTTTTGTTTTAATCTGACTGCTTTCTTCTTTTCTTTAGAAGACATCTCACCCCATGTTTGAGGAGTTTCAGAAGATACTCTTTTTGCAGGTCGGCACTTAACTCTGCCTTTACCTTTATAAGAACCACAAGGACTGCCATCCTGAGCAGTCCATCTTTCCTTAAACCATCTAGCAATGTCTTCTTCTAATCTCATTTGTTATATTTCCCTAAGTTTATTTATAATTCTTCTATCTAGGGGAATATTTAACAAATCAGTTTCTGGTATGTTTTGTGGTAAATTATTTAAAAAAACAATAAAGGTTTTTAAATAAGGGTGCAAGTCCCGTTCTATACGACTGAATAGAAGCCTGGTTGCAGGTACAATATCAAATACATTATAAAAAATAATAATATGGTTTAGTATCAGTCTTTCTCGTAACTCACCTGATGCTTTATATTTTCTTAGTAGTCTTTTTAGATATTTTATACGATTCATATCCTCTTGAAATTCGGATATGTTTTTACATTGAGGATTGTTATACATCTTCATTGCAAACATCATATAATTGTCATCATTTAAAATATCAAAATTCATAGTAACTACTTTTTAGGTGGCTTATCTTTTTTCTTATCTTCCTTTGGTTTCAAGTATTTATTCTTAATTCTTTTAAGATCTTTGTGCTTCAATACTTTTCTCCTTAACAATTCCATTTACGAAGTGATTTGTTAATTCTTGAATTTGGATCTCTTGCAGTTTTTGCAGAAGTTAATTTTGCCTTCATACCTTTCATTCTGCTGCAGAAAGACTTTCTTCTTTTTGCTTTCTTTGAACCCGATTTTAATTTAGATGGTGGAGTTGTAACCGCTGTTTGTAACTTGGAACCTGGGTGTTCTCTTCTATATGCAGCAACACCCTTTTTATTGAGTCCACCTTCTGGATTCTTTCCTTCTTTGCGTGTCCATGCTGCTGATTCGGATACTGCCTTGATTGTATCTCTAATTTGAGAAGCACGAGCAGATAGACCACCCTCTTTGTCTATCTTGGCAATCTTACCTTCTTGTCTCTTGATAAACTTTGCTCTTCGCTCAGGAGTGAGAACACCAGCCTTATGTCTGCGAATAGTTGCTCTGGTACTCTCTTTTAAGAAATCAAAATAGTTCTTCATTTGTTAAACCTTTGGTAATGGTGGTAATCCCGGTAGTGATTTTCTTTGTGTTCTTGGTTCTGGATTTGGTCTTGATGCCCTATCCTTCTTTTGAAGTCTGGGTGCTAAGTATTTTGTTGCACCTTCATCTGCTTCACTAATGTTATTATTTCTACTTCTGTTATATGAAGTTGAGACAACTCTTACATTACCATTACCATTTGAACCACCTCTTGAGAGTGGTTTCTTGTGATCTACATCCTTACCCTTCAAAAGACCCTGACCGATCTTGATCAATTGATCTCTTGTTTTATTTGCAGCCTTTGCACCAAGTTTTCTTTTTGCTGCGCGAACTGCTGCTCTTCTTCTTGCAGTCCATCTCTCGCCACGCTCTTTAATTGCTTTTGGAGAAGATTGATGTTGTCTGTATTCTTTTGCGTAATATGATCTTGTCTTCTCTCTTGCTGTGCGTGGTCTTGATTCTACAAGAATATTCATTATTGCTTCTGCAAGTTTCTTTTTACTCTTCTTTTTTGCTACTGGTGCTTTGACTGGAGTACGAAGTCTCTTGAAGAGAGTCTTTACTGCATGTTCTGGTGCTTCCTCGGGCATGATTGCTCTGAATGATTTATAATCACCAGCAGCAGCATGTCTTCTAGCAGCAGTACCACTTACTTCTCTACCCTTTACTGACATTCTTTCAGCACCGGGAGATATCACTTCAAATGATTTAAAGTGCTTTGCATATGGTGCCATTCTTTCCTTGAAATCATCAACTCTATCTGCACCAACGACCATCTTTACATGCTTATAACCTTGATCCTTCAAATGTTCAATTGCATGGAAAGGACTTACAACCTTTTCATGGTGTTGAATATTTGCACCTGGGAAAAAGTCTCTCATGATTGAAACTTTTTCGTCTGGATATAAAGGATTCTTTTCTCTCACTGCCTTTACTTTATGTGTTGGACCGCTGCCAGAAGTAAACACAACATGATGTGCTCCTGTCTGTGCAGCGGTATCCATCACATGTTTGATGATATGTCCGTGTCCTGCTGTTGGTGGTTGATTCCTACCAAAAGAAAAAACTACGGAATCATTTCCATTTTTCGCTTCAATAATAAAATCCCTAAAAGACTTCATTTGTTCCAAGGTAGTTTTGGTGATACCCACTTATATACTGCTGGTCCTG